ATGACACCAGAGTTGTTGGTCGTGCCGATCAGAAGCTGCAAGCCTCCAATCTGCCGGCCGCCATCTGCGGTGCCGTTCGAGTAGACATCCAACGCGATGTTATTGGTGAGCGTCTGCTCGGCGTTCTCGATGCGCCCTTCGAGCAGGTCGATGATCGCGTTCTCGCCCGAGTTCTGGAGCATCTCCAGACCCGAAATCGAGACCGCTACCGCAGCCTGCGCGTAGTTGTACTCAGCGCCGGTGAAGACATCCGACGGAGAGATATTCAGGGCTTCGTATCCGGAGTAACGCTTGTAGGTGCCGTTCTCCTGATAGTTCAGTTCCTGAACGATGGTCCGGCCGCCTGAGACCGGTTTGACCTTGCCGCGCGCTCGCAGGCGATACAGGAGCGCGTTGTTCTTCGTGACGTTATCGGCCAGCTTCCCCGTGCGGTTGCGCAGGGTCGTGGTCACGATTTCCGTCATCGCTGTCGACGGATTCGTAAGTGCCATGGATTAAGGCTCCAAATGGTTTAGACACGGCCGCGCGCCTCCGCGATAGCGGCCTCGAGGTCTTCACGCACGGAGGCATTGGGGTTCGGCGTGGCCTGCGGGCTTCCGCCCGGGCCTCCGCGAACGCTTGCGCCTTTGGTGCGGGCGACCTGTGCTCTTTGGCGCTTTGCCGCTTCCGCTTGCTGATTGGCGACTTCTGCCGCCTGGATCTGCGCACGGATATCGGGACGCGCCCACGTTGCCATTTGATAAGCCTCTTCCATGTCCTTGGCCTGCCCTCCCTGCATCAAGGCACCCATGTGGGTCATGACGCTCGGGAAGTGCGGATGCTTTGGATCTGAAGCGAAGGCGGAAATAGCTTGCTCGATCTTCTGCTGTTCCTGCTGCGCACGGTCCGCAGCCTCTTGTCGTGCCTGTTCCTGCTGCTGCTGACTTGCCGATCGCATCTGGGCCACTTCCTGCTGGAGAGCGGCCACGACGGGATCGGAAGTCTGCTGCTGTGAAGGACCAAGCAGATTCATGTCGACGCCGAACGTCTGCGCAAGGGATGCGAGCGTTCGAGCTTTCGTAAGGGGGTCGGCGGTGCGTAGGGTGTAGGCGACGTTCAGGACGTTGCCCACGTAGGAGGGAGCGTTGAGCCCCTCGCTGCGCATGATCGCCTCATAGGGCTGTACGGCCTGATGCATGGCGCGAGCGAACTGGCGCTCGTCGTCCATGCGGGTCATGCCTTTGTGCATGTCCGTTTCGCGACGATTGATCTCGCTGCGGATCTCGGCGGGAAGCTCGGCCCACTTCGCCTTGGCGGCGAGGGACCATGCCTGAGGAGCGGCGGTTACATCGGGGGATACAGTGGAAGCACCGGCTCCAGCGGGCTGCGTGGCGCCGGCTGGAGTTGCTGTTCCAATTGCTGCCGGGACAGAAGATGCTCCTTCTGCATCTGCTGGCGCACTTTTGCCTGCAGGTCCTCGTGACTTGTCGACAACAGGATCAGCTCGGCCAGCTTGCTCGGCGTCATCTTTCGGATCCTTTGCAGCGAAACGGCCAGACTCGTCGCGGGCAGGCGCAGATTTGTCTTCGGGTGCTTCGGCTTCTTCCGAATGCTCCTTGAAAGCGGCCATCAGGTCGTCGCGAACGCTCGACTGGACTTCCGCTTCGACCGCTTGTTCTGCTGCTCCCATATTACCTTCGTAACACCTGCGGAATGACCCGCTTCAGTTCTTCGGCGATCTCGCCCTTCTTGGGGCGGAAGTCGTTCTTGATCGGCTTCACAGGCTCACTGCCCACTTCCACGAGCGCATTGCGCTTCAGGTACTCGCGATGCTCGCGACGCGAGCCGATTGGCTTGCCGGCCATGTCGCCCGCCACCGCCATGTAGGGCGCGATATCGGCGTTCACCATCGCGGGCATGATCTCCAGCCGCATCTGGCCGTGGCATACCGGTGCATCGACATGGCGATTCGCAACCGTCGCCACATACTCGGCTGTCTTCCCGCACCGGCATCGGCCCTGATACAGCGGCATCAGTTCAAACCCTCAAGCTTGCCCGCCTTATCGTACACCGCCTTGCGGGGCTTGCGAGCCTCCTTGATCGCTTCCGTTAGCTTCTCGATCGCCGCAACTGCCGGCGCTTTCGCATCCTTCTCGCCTTCGGCCTTTGCGTCGGCCTCGGCCTTGGGTTTCACCTTGGCGACCTTCTCGGCATTGGCGCCCCGAACGCCCTCGATATCCTTGGCATGCTGGCCCTTGAGGGACTCGGTCTTGCGCGACTCCTCCCCCTTCACCCGTTCACCGTCCTTCGCCGACTCGCTCTGATGCACCGCCATGGCCTTCTCGTGGCCCTGGGTCGCCGCGGTCATATTGGCTTCGTGCGTTTGGGTCATCAGTGCCATCTGCCGCTCGTGATCGGCATTCATCTGCGCAATCTGCATATCTGTTGCGTTCTTCTGGGCGGCGATGCGCTCCTGAGAGGCAAGCTCAAGGGCGACCCGCTGAGCCTCGAAGCCCTGCTTCAGCTGCTCCAGCTGCGCTGCATGCTGGTTGTTGGCGGCGAGTTCTCTCTGCGCCCGCGCATCCTCGAACTGATTCTTGAGGGCGTTCTCCTTCGCCTGCATCTGCTGCTTGTTGTTCTCCACCTGCATGTCGGCCTGGCTCTTGGCCTGTGCGATCTGCATGTCGGACTGGGCCTTGGCCTGTACCTTCATCATCTCGGGGTCAGGCTTGGGGGGAGCGTGTTTCAGCTGCTCGAGCGCGTCCTCGAAGGTGCGCTCGAGATTGCGGGCGACCTTGAATCCTCGGACTGCGAACAGGAAGAGTTCGCCGACGGCGGGGATCATCTCCTTGGGCACCGAAGCAGCTTCCGTGATCAGCTGGCTTGCCGCGGTCATGAACTCCATGCGCGAGGACTTCTCGGCTTCCTCGTCCATGCGGATCGTGGAGTCGGTCTCGATGTCGATCCGGAACTCGCGCAGCACCGGGTTTTTGAGGAGCTTGCCTACTTCTTCCCAGCTGGGCTCGTTGAGGAGGCGCTGCTTTTCAGGGTCAACTCCCGGCGTTCCACCAGCGGGCGGAACAGGCGCTCCAGGACCTGGCGGCGGTCCTCCACCTCCGGAACTTCCGGGTTGCACTGGTGGTGCGGCAGGCGCAGGCCCGGGGTTTGCGCCCGGGCCTGGCATAAGGGGCATGGGGGGCTGGAGTTGTGCACGTAATGCCGCCTTCTCCTGCTCGGTCAGAAGCTTCACGCCGCTGATCTTCTTCAGGGTCTCGAGGTCGTAGCCTGCGATGATCTCCGCGGCGATCCGGATGACATCGCGGGCAAACCGCTGCACTTCTGTCTGCGCCGCGCTGATCCGCAGAACGCTGAACTGGCCCTTGATCTGCTGGGCCGTTGCGGTCTCGTTTGGGTCCGAAAGTCCGCGGATAATGTCGCTAAGTCCGGTGATCTGGTAGACATCGTCCACCATCATCTGCCGCTGTTCGCGAAGGTAGCCGAGCGCTTCGGCGATCTCCTTCAACGGCAGAAGCTCCATGACCCCGGCAAGGCCGCCCTTTTCTTTAAGGGCGATCCAGCCGTCGATTGGGACGAGCTGGTTCTCCGTGCCTTCCGCCAGAAGCCGGTCGAGCCCTTCGGCGCTCGTGTCGCGCACGCCCGCAACCTTCAGTGCCTTGCTGATGCTCGCAATACGCGACGTGATCTCATCAATCTCCGCCGCCTGATCCTGGTAGAAGACGAAGTTCGGGACCGGGATCAGCTCGTCCGAGCACAGGTTCGCGTAGAGCGGTGCGGGCGTCGGGAAAAAGCCATCGAGCTTCAGCGGGTCATCGAGCTTGTCGAGCGGCTTGGCGAAGTTCTTGACGATCCAGATGACTTCGCGCTCGAGCTTGTCCCAGATCTCATAGACGATGGCCTTCTTCTGCTCGAGTTTGATCTTGTCGTCTTTCTGGCCCTTCGGTGACCACTCCAGTGGGACGGAGTCGACGTCAGACTGGGACAACCCGCCTTTCTTGACGAATCGCTCGCTGAGTTCGTGTCGATCGAGGTAGACGCGGCGCCATTTGGCGCGCACCTCATCCTCGGTTCGGGCCCAGGTATGGCCGTAATCCTCCCAGTACACGTAATCGATCAGCGTTTCTTCGTAGCTGATCTCCTCGTTCTCTTCATCTTCGGCGTCGTTGGTCTCCTGAACGCCTTCAGCTTTGACTTCTTCGTTGTCCGGCTCGTCGTCTGGCTCGAGCAGCTCGACCTTGTGGAAGTGCGGCACATAACGCACCCACACGGTCCCTCGACCGGGGAGTTCGTAGTCAAGGACAGCTTGACGCATGAGACGGCCAAAGGGATTGCAGTGCTGGATCGTGTAGTCAAGAGAGCGTTCAAGAATCTCAGCGACACACCGTCCCACGGGATCACGATCTTTGAACCGTCGTTCCACCTCAGGCTTAGGATCGCGTGCATAGAGCGCTGGCAGCCTCGTCTGGACGTTGGACCACAGGATATTGAAGCGGGTGCTGGTCTCTTCCCGCGGAGATCTCACATCCTTGTAGCGCTTCTGCAGCTTCTTGCCGCGCTTGGTCCATTGCTCGAACGTGCGCTCGTAGAGATCGATCTCACGAGTCCAGTGAGCGACATCCTCGTTGAGGACGACTTCGGCCATCACTCAACGACGGCAAACGTCACATTGAGGGTAGCGCCAATCGTGGCGTAGATGCCGGTCGGCTCCGTGAGCGGCAAGGTATGCCAGCCGATTGCGGGCGTGATCGTTCCCGTCAGAGCCGTGCCACCTGAGGCGGTACCGGCCGACAGGGCAACGGTGCCGGAACTCGTGCTGTTCACGTAGAAGCCCAGAATGGTGCCTGCAAGGGCTGTGGTCTCAGCCTGAGTGCTCTGAGCAGTGGTCCCAGCTCCACCTGCCCGGGTGCGGGCCATCGCTGTGCCGCCGGCAACCTGTCCGCTAGCGGTGAGATTGAGCGCCTTGCCAACCGAGGAGGTGCCGATTGCCATTTAGAGACGCTCCCGTCGAATACCCGAAGGTTTTGGGTTGAACAGTTCGTCCGCGGTCATTTCGTGCAAGAAACGCGGCGCGGATCTGGGAATTTCGCTCTTTGGAGTTTGCCACACCTGTCCAATGATTTCGAATGCATCTGAACCGTGAGATGCCCAATCATGGCGGGGTTTGGATTTGAAAACCTTCTTATCTTCGTCGAACTCGAACTGATATTGCCGAAGGCACTCGATGCCCTGTTGACACCGGGTCTCATCAAACCAGCAGCGCGGCAAGGTGACGCGCGCGGCCTCGATTGCGTTCTGCTGGCTGGTGGCTGGAATGATCGACGCCTGCACCCCGGCATCCCACATCTGGTTCACGATCGAGCGACCGCCCGCGGCCATGAGCTCCTGCGCGGCATCGTGGGGCACCCAGTGCCGTCCGTATTGGTAGGGCTTGCCGCTCACAAGGTCGGTGTAGTGCTTCACCCCGTGGCCGTTGTTTTCGTAGTAGTCGATCAGGCGAATTTCGCCCATCGTGATCTGCCAGAACCAGATAGCCGTCTGGTCATCGAAGCCCAGATCCCACGCGGTGTGAACGGGCAGCTTGGGGTCGTACGCCACCTTTGTAATCCGCCCCGCCTCGAGCGCTTCCCGCATGTGAATGCCGTACACGGCGCCGTGAATGGCCGCTTCGAACGAGCACTCATATTCCTGGTTGTATTGGTCCTCGGTCATCGACTGACGACTATCGTCCAGCTCTTCCTGGGAAGTGATCCCTGTCTTGCTGGCCCGAAGCATCACGGCGAACCAGTCCGGTGCCTTGGAACCGCGGTTCCAGACCTCCCAGAAGGCGTTCTTGCCCTTGGGTGTACCGATAAATACGGCCCAGCCCTTGCGATCGTTCAGGGCGGGTCGGATCACTTCAGCCCACATTGAGGGCTTCATGTCGCCAAACTCATCGAGCACGACCCCATCGAAGTACATGCCGCGCAGGGTGTTGGGGTTGTCGGCGCCATAGAGGCGAATCACCGCCCCATTGATGAGCTTTACGGAGAGATCTGATTCACGGGGTTCCTCAGCCTGGATAGGGGCCGAGAAGTGCTTCAGGTATTCCCACGCGGCCTGTTTGGCCTGTGAGTAGAACGGGGCGATGTAGGCATAACGCCCTCGATCCTTCTTGTCGACAATGGCCCGGCGTATGAGGTCATTAACGCAGGCGACGGTTTTGCCGGCCCGCCGGTGGGCAACGATGACAGCCCAGCGATGAGAGCGGTTATGAAAGCCTTTGAACTGATCCCGTGGGCTATACGGGATGACTATGGTTGCCAAGCGATTACGACAGGCCCAGCGGGGGTCTTGCCATCATCATCTTTCGGAACTGGAGGCGATAAGCAGCGACCTACGAGGAACTTCGCCGAATCTCGTTGACCGTCCGTCATTTCGATCAAACCAAGGGCATCATCCTGCAAGCGTTTGACCAACTGGGTGGTCTGGATCTTTTCACGAACCGATTGCTGGTTCTTTGGGTTCAGTCGTGCAGCCATGGTCGCTTCCCGTAAGGGTGGAGCGTTTCACAAACTACTCAGGCACCAACCAGACTCGTCCAGACGCTCGTCGTGGACGTGAAGCTGACGAGGCGTACCTGGGTCGTCTTGCTGGTCGTGACGCTGATGGCAGTGTTTGCGCCAGCACCTGAGATGTTGCCACCGGTGGGTGGGAAGATCTTCAGGGTCTGACCACTGGCGCCATTCACCAGTGTGAAGAGATCCCCGGGAGTGCCGCCGTACTTGTTCGGGTCGGGAAGGGTGGTGGCGAGGTTCGTGCCATCGGCGACATTCACGATCCAGTAGTCGGTGTCGAAGATCGTGCCGACTCCGTTCTGGTTACCGCCGCCGGCGATGGTGGTGAGGTTCACAACCTTCGGAGTGCCGGCGATGGCGCTGAACGTGCCGACTGACATGCCGCCGAGCTGGGAGTAGATGGTCATTTGCGCTCCGAAGAGAATGAGGCTTTGCCCTTGAGGGACTCCATCTTGCCGTGGCTGATCTTGCCGGCAGGCCCGGTGGAGGTTGCACGATAGGATTTGTCGGCGGATCCGCGGGACTTTGCAGCTGTGAAATGCGAGCTCGCCCGCTGGCCACCTTTGCTGCCGATTGGACCTTCGCGCTTGGGGCCCATGCCGCCAGCCTGCTTGAGCCCAGCCTTACTCGCGTCCTGCCCCGTTCTGATGGAACCCGGCATGCCCTTCATGCTGTTGCTCTGCGGAGGCGGGGACTTGTTCGTGGGAGCAGTCCGACTGGTCGTCTTCATCGTATCGCCACGGGTGAAACGCATTGCCATCGGATGACCTCAGTGCAGAACCTTCAGGACGCTCGCTGCAAGCTCGATGAGTTCGAGCAGCTGCTCTTCCTCGTCGGCGACGATCAGACTCAAGATTACCTCATCTTGCGAGGGTTTCGCGACTACTTGTGGCGTCTTGGCAGACGATGGCGGCTTTTTCGGTACTTTGCCATGGAGCTTATCGAGATTGCGCTTGAGGTCGCTTTCACGAAGGACCTGCGTTTCGGGATGCTTCTTCCAGATGGGGTCGTGTGTATCGACTCCCGCCCCACTCCCCGTAATCTGCCCCAATGCGTCGAAAGTGATTGCAGCGGTACCCGATAGCAGTCCGGTGGCTGTCAGTGCTCCCGACGCATCGAAACTCAGGGAAGCAGTACCAGAAAGGCCGCCAGGCTGATCGAGCGTCCCCGTGATACCGAAGGTGAGCGCGCTCGTTCCTGCCAGCACTCCACTGCCGGTAAGTGTGCCGCTCTGACCGAAGGTCAGCGGCGTAGAAGCGCTGAGCGCGCCGGACCCTGTGAGCGTGCCTGTCTGCCCGAATGTCAGGGGCACAGAGGCTGTAAGTGCGCCTGAACCGCTCAGCGTTCCCGTCTGGCCGAACGTGACGGCAAGCGTGCCCGAGAGCGCACCGACGCCTGCAAGCGTTCCGGATTGCCCGAGTGTGAGAGCGGCGCTTCCCGTGAGAGCGCCCGCGCCTGTAAGCGTGGCTGACTGGCCGAAGGTGAGCGCTGTAGTTCCGGTGATTGCGCCCGATGCCGCGGTGGCCGGGATGAAAATCCGCCGACGCGGCCCCCACAGACCGTGCTGACCGTCTGCAATCGTGGGGGTGCCACCCAGGGTGGGTGGACGCGCATTACCGCTCAGATCGATCGAGGTGAGATTGGTGGCGTTATCGAGCGGCCATGCGAAATTGAGGCTCGACGGAAACATCACCCGGCGACAGTAGGATTCGATCAGGAGCTCGGCCGCGGTGAGTGCGCGGTTCCAGACCTTGATGTTCCACAGCGTTCCATCGAGGAACTCGGAGAACTGATCGTTCCCAAAGCGAATCGTCGCGGGGGTGAAGCTCGTCCAGGTGGCGGTATTGGTGTAGGTCGTTTCGAACGCTGCGGCACTCGCGGCCCGGATGTAGACCTTGATGTCCCCGATCGCAGTTCCGGCACTCGTGACGGCAAAGAAAAACGGCGTGTTGGTCGCCTTGCTGCCGCAGGTGAAGAACGTCCCGCTTACCGGATCGTAGGGCGAAAAATCGAGCGTTGAGTTCGTGTCATCAAACTGGAGATTGAAGTAGGCGCTGGTGCCGTCGTTCTCGAGACAGACGAGCGGGCCCCAGGCGGCCGTGGTGATGCGATTGGCCCAGCCGCAGGCGGTGTAGGCAGTGGAGCTCGGGAGGCTTGCTGAACGGCTCAGGCTTTGGCTACTGGCCGAGGTGAGCCTGATCGCCATGGTTCAAGTATCGCTATAGGCGAGTATCACGCGTGTGACGATGCAGTCTCCGGTCATGGTATCCCCGGCATCTGCAGGGACACGACGGATTCGCAGCCAGCAGTCATCCCCGGCAGCAATGGAGTCGAGATTGCTGACGGTGATATCGAACGTGTGAAGACGCTGGCCGGTCGTCCCAAGGTGGGTATCGCTCGCCGTGTTCTCCGTGGCGAACGCCTTCGTCTCGACATCCTGCGTGTCGGTGTTGGCGGTGATCGCGGCAAGCGAAGCACCGTAGGTAATGCCGCCCGAGGTGGCGGTATCCGCGTACCACTCAACGGTGACGGTCAGATTCCCC